AACGTTAAGTAACTTTCCTGCAACAGGAGTAGTAAAGACTATTTACATTGCAAAAGATACGGACAAAGCCTATTATTGGGATGGTGCTTATGTTGAGTTAGCAGGTGGTGCAAGTGGTGGTACTTGGGGAACTATTACAGGTACTTTAAGCGACCAAACAGACTTACAGACTGAATTAGATGATATAAACACGGATTTATCTAATAAACAAAATACATCTGAAAAGGGTCAGGCTTTAGGTTATGCATCGCTTGATTCTGGAGGTAAGATTCCCGCTTCACAGTTACCTAATTCTGTTATGGAGTTCAAAGGTAGTTGGGATGCTTCAACAAACACACCTACGTTAGCAGATGGTACAGGTAATGCAGGAGATGTATACAGATGTTCAGTAGCAGGTACCGTTAACTTCGGTAGTGGTGCTATCAGTTTCGGAGTTGGTGATTGGGTAATGTATAACGGCAGTATATGGCAACATTCTCCTGCTACGGATGCAGTTACTTCTGTAAACACTAAAACGGGTGCAGTAGTATTAAACTATTCTGATGTTGGTGCTTTACAACAACCTACAGGAACAATATTACAATACATAGATGGTACGGGTGCATTGCAAACCTTACCTACTTCAACAAGTGTAGTGCAACACGCAGTCAAAGCAGGAGAAACACTTACTAAAGGACAAGCAGTATATGTCAGTTCGGCTGATGGTACTAATATGATAGTTACCAAAGCATCGAACACTACAGAGGGATTGAGTTCTAAAACAATGGGGCTTATAACTACTGATTTAGCGAATAACGGACAAGGCTATGTAATCACGGAAGGACTACTTGCAGGATTGAATACTAATAGTGCAAATGTAGGCGACACTGTATGGTTAGGTACTGATGGAAATCTTATTTATGGACTTGCTAACAAACCTTATGCACCTGCTCACTTGGTGTACATTGGTATTGTAACACGGAAAAACACAAACAACGGAGAGATATTTGTACGCGTACAAAACGGATTTGAAGTAAAAGAATTGCACGATGTATCTGCACAAAGTCCTGCAAACGGAGATAGTTTAGTTTACAATACAAGTAATTCACTTTGGGAAGCTACAACCACTAAATTGGAAGTGTTACACGCTTGGGATGCAGTTAATAGCTATGACTATATGGGAGTGGCAAAATACGGAACTGCAACAAGTGCTTCAACGTGGACAATAACACAAATAGTTTTAGCAAGTAACGGAACAACAACATCAGGCAAAGCAACTGGTAGTTGGGATAATAGAGCAAATTTAAACTACGAATAAAAAAATAGAATATGGCAGATTTATATCCATTCGCAAACGGAAATTGGAGTACCGCTACAAATTGGTACAATGCAGCAACAGGAACAACTGTAAATAGATTACCTAATTCAGGAGGTAATATAGATAATGTTTGGTTAAATAACAAAACAATAGTTATTGATACCAACGCTACTTGCGATAAATTAAGTAATAAAGCATTTACAGGTTCAGGATTTAGTCCTGTTGCAGGAGGAAAAACTACTATAACATTATCAAATACTTTTTCACCAACTGTAACTGTAGGAAGTGGTGGAATTGAATCAAGTCAAGCAACAACGGCAGGAAATACGATTGAAATTTCAGGGTCGCCAACTGCACAACCTTCTGTATGTCAAATATTGTGTAGTGGAGATATAACGGGTGGATTTAGTTCTGTTCCAACATCACACGCAATAATTATTAACTGCACGAATTCAAAAATATATATCACTGCTGATGAGATATTAAGCGGTATTACTTCAAATAGTGCTTATGCAATACATATACCTTCTGCTTCAACGGGAAACACTATTTATATAAATTGTAATAAAATTACAGGAGGTATTGCTGCTGCAATAAATAATAACACGACTACAGGTATTGTAATTTATAAAGCAACAACAATTGAAGGTGGCAACAGTATACCTGCGATTAATCAACAGAACGAAAACCTTTCACAAAATCAGTATGTTGGGTATACTTGGGATTTCACAACTTCTACACCTACTGCATCAGAAGTAACAGATATTATAGCAAGTGCAACATCTCCAGCTATTCAATCATTGAACAAAACACAGTTTATAATTAAAGCAACTAATGTAAAAAGTAATTCAAGTGGAATGGATGCCTTAATGTTGTATAAAGCATTATTAAGCGTTACAAATATTATTTATTATGATACTCCTACAACATTTATAACATATCAAAATCAAACTCCATCTGCTTCTACTGCTGCTGAATTTTGGGGATATTTAATAACAAACCCAGAATTTAGCACAACAAATGCAATCGGTAAATTGATAAAAGACAACTTAAATGCAAAAGTGGGAGATGTTAAAACATCAACCGACAGAATACCTACTAACCCTGCAAGTGTTCAAAGCACAGGCGACCAAATCGCAACTTTACAATAATGTTAGAGCATCTTAAAGACGAATTAAATACTTTTAGAAAGCGAGTTATACAACAAGCGAAGACTAACTTAACACGGACTAAAAAGAACGCTTCAAAACGCTTGTATAATAGTTTAGGCTCTGACTTAAAAGATAGTAAAAATTCATTTCAACTTGACTTTACTATGACTGACTATGGCGAGTATGTAGATAAGGGGGTAAGTGGTACACAAAAGAAGTACGATACTAAATATGCGTACACTAATAAAATGCCACCACCAAGTAAATTGGATAAATGGATAGTAAGGCGAGGACTTGCACCGAGAGATAAAAGTGGAAAGTTGCTTAATCGTAAAACACTACAATTTTTAGTTGCACGAAGCATTTACAGAAAAGGGTTTAAACCAAGTTTATTCTTTACGAAGCCATTTGAAAACGAGTACAAGAAACTATCTAAAGATTTAATTAACGCATACGGATTAGATATGGAGGAATTTTTTGCATACACACTAACAAATTATAAGAAATGAGCAGACCTATAATATTGGCGAGAAGTCCGTTTTTAGTTGAGATTGATGAAGCATCTTCAATGGGTAGTAAGATTGAAGTATGGTTATGGAATGGTACAGGCTCTGCACCTGTTTCGGCTACTTATGTACTTACTAAATTAGTTGCATCTCCTACTAATTTTAAAATGCTTTACGATGTAAGCAATTACATTCGTGAATATATAAAAAATGAACATCCATATACAGATGATACAGATTTGCATTGGTGTAATGTTAAAATAAAACGATATAATCAAGAAACAGATACAACTTACACTTTATTAGATGAGGTTGAATATTATGCTACGGATGGTTATGTAAAGAGTGGTAATTCAAATTATTTTAATCCTATTTCAAGTGCTTTAATAACAGTAGCAAATACCTACTCAAACACGGAAATAAACTACTACTGTACTGCACCAACATTTTACTTTATCAATGGCAATGGATATTATTTAGAATATGCCGAAATTGGTGGGGAAGGATTTGGAAGTTACGCAATAGATACTGATAATCCTGTTCAATGGGCCGATGTTAGTTTACCATATTTTACTTTGTCAATTTATAATTCATCAGATGAGTTAATTACTTCATATACATTCAAAGCAGAAGAAATATGTAGCAATTATTCAGAGGTAACTTATTTAAACACTTACGGATTTTTTGAAAACACTTGTTTGAGTGGAAGTATTAAGTATAATATGCAAGTAAACGCTAATAGTTATCAGTTATATCAAACTAATTTCGATAATTACGCAGTTGAAGCAGAAAAACAAGAATTTAATAAGAATGGGATTCATTCATTTACCATAAACACGAATTGGAAGCCTGAAAGCTGGAATAACATACTTCAACAAATAATGTTATCCGAGAAATTGTTATTGACTATTGACAATGATAGCACAATAGAAGAAACAGAGTATATGCCATTCCCTGTAAAGCTAAACACTACACAAACACAGTTATTTAGACACATAAACGATAAGTTAATCAACTATCAATTAGAGTTTGAATATTTAAAAGCACTTGTTTATACAAATATGTAATGAATAGAAAAGTACAGATTTACATACAGACAGATAAGATTGATGAGCAATTTTGTTCGTGTTTAATTATTACATTAGATGGTGTTGCATACCAAGCAGGTGCTTTCTCATCTACGGAAGGAGGATTTAACATTTACGAGTTCTATGTTGGCGAATTTCACTATTTTATAGTATTTGAATTAGCAGGTGGCCCAGCAGGATTAGGAGATAATGCATGGGTGCTTTATAGAGATGGGATAGGGGAAAGAGTAGAAGGATATACATTTGATGTAGGTACTAACTGTCCTGTTTCCGATAATTGGTATACAGAAATTCGTACTTCTATATTAACAGAAAGTTGTACGGTAAACAGACAATACTTTGAACGTTTAGATTTATTCCAAGATGAGAAAATTGTCATTAATAGTTCAGTTCAGAATGTATCAGATATTGCAAGTGTTCACTCTGATTATTCGCAGTCTTTTGTAGTTCCTGCTTCGGCACATAACAATCAAATTTTAGAGCATTGGTATAATACAGATGTAAATGCTTTACAAGACAATCGCATCCGTAGAAAAGCACGAATCGAGATTGACCACATACCTTTTAAAACAGGTAATTTACAACTTGAAAAGGCAAACATTAAGAATAAACGAATAGAATCGTACACACTTCAATTCTTTGGGGATTTAGTAAGTCTAAAAGATACATTAGGCGAAGCAAGTTTAAACACATTGGATTTATCTGATTATTCATTTGAATACAATTTAGCAAATGTATCTGATTTAGTATCACTTGACTTTGATAGTGCTATAAAGTTCCCAATGATTACAAGTAAAAATCGATGGACTTATGGAGATAGTGGTGCATACGATATTAATGACCCTGCAACTGCTTTAAACTTTACGGAGTTATTTCCTGCAATCAAAGTAAAAGACTTACTTAACACGATTGAAAATCAGTTTAATGTAACATTTACAAGTACATTCTTATCAAATATTAGGTTTACTAACTTGTATTTGTGGATGAAGAATCAAGAAATACCTGTTATTTCTAATATTCCTACTATAAGCACACAATTTGCAAGGCAGTTAGTAACTTTTGACACAGTAACAAATGGAGTATTATTTGATGTAGGTACAAGTACGGCTAAAATGCAGTATTTAGATTATTATGATAGTGTAATATTAACATTTAGTGTATCTAACACTACAACTGCTGACGATTACAAAATATACGTTTATAAAGACGATGTGCTTATAAATACAATTACTGCATCAGGGGATGGAGAGAAATACCATACAGATTTATTTGCTAACACATTTGGTAATTATAACGATAGCATCAATGCAGATTATAAATTCTATGTATCTACATTAAGTGCTATTGAGTTTGATGTAGATATACGATTTAGGTATACAAGTGGGTTAAGTGAGTATAATTACTATGCTTATCATCACGCTGATTTAACTGCATCAACTATTGACTTCGGTAAGTACTTGCCTGACTTTAAAATCACGGACTTCATAAGTGGAATATTAAAGCAGTTTAATATGGTTTGTGTACCATTATCTGATACAGAATATAATATCGAGCCTTTAGATACTTGGTATAGTCAAGGTACTATTTATGATATTACAGAGTACACAGACACGGAAAGCATAGATATTGAAAGAGTTTCTTTATACAAAGCTATCAAGTTCACACACCAACAAAGCCAATCGTTTATAAACAGAGAGTTTTATGCTATAAACAATTATGAATACGGAGATTTGAGGGATGTACAAAACTTTGATGGCGGGGAGTATAATATAGAGTTACCATTTGAGAATTTACTATTTCAACGCTTTACAGGAACAAATGTACAAGTAGGTTATTGTTTAAATCAGCAGTTTGATGATTATGTTCCTCATCCAATAATACTATATAAGTACGAATGGCAAGATACGGATGTTGATTTTAACATTACGGATGGAACTACAACGTATAATTTAGCATCTTATCAACCATTCGGGCAAGATGTAAGATTCGGAAGTCAAGATATTAGTTTAAATTGGACAACAGACTTTTCAACCTTGCTGAATAAAGCAATGGATTACAATTCCTATTCACTTTACTATCAATCGTATTTACTAAACTTATACAACAAGAAAAACAGATTGACTACTGTTAAAACGAATCTGCCTTTATCTATTCTTACAAACTTAAAGTTAAACGATAGGTTAGTCATCAGAGATAAGAGATATATAATAAACGATTACCAGGCAGATTTAACAAGTGGAGATGTACAATTAAAATTATTAAATGATTTTAGGTTAGTAAGTGCTTTAGATTGGCAAGACGACCCTGAAAGTTACCCTAATTACCCTGCAGAATGATACAGAATATTTTAAACTTACTTCAATTCGATGAGTTCTACGGAAAGACGGAGAACATCGAAATAGCAAAGGGGAAATACCAAATTCCTACAAGTGTAAAACAAGCAATTAAACAAGGCAAAAGACAACTTAAAAACCTAAAAAATGGCAGAAAATAAGACAATAGAGTTAAATGTAGAAACTAATTTAGGCAGTTTAAGAAGTCAATTAAGAGAAGCACAACAAGAAGTTGCCATACTATCAGAAAAATTCGGTGCAACAAGTACAGAAGCAGCAAACGCAGCAAAGAAAGCAGCAGAGTTAAAAGACAGGATTGAAGATGCTAAAAAATTAACTGATGCCTTTAATCCTGATGCAAAGTTTAACGCATTATCTACTTCAATAGGTGGTGTATTAAATGGATTTCAAGCATTTGAGGGTGCTTTAGGTGTGATGGGTGTTGAAAGTGAAGATTTGCAAAAAACACTTTTGAAAGTACAATCTGCAATGGCATTATCACAAGGTATTCAAGGTGTATTTGAAGCCAAAGATAGTTTTATTGCATTAGGTTCTGTTGTTAAAAATTCATTTGCTGCAATGACTGCTGCGGGTAGGGCATTCGCATTAACAGGGATTGGATTAGTTGTAACTGCAATAGGTGGTTTAATTTATGCTTATCAATCAATGAATGATGAAGCAGAACAAGCAGCACAAGCACAAAAAAATTTAGATAAAGCATTTAAAGCAACAACTGATTCTATTGAACAACAACAAAATAGATTAGATGCAGTAGCAAGAGGATTAGACTTTAATGCAAGACAAGATATATTAAATGCTAAAAAAAGAGGTGCGTCAGAAGAAGAATTAACAAAATTAACATTACAATATCAAAAACGAAGATTACAAGGTTTAGAAGATGAAGTAAAACAATCAGAAAATCGTTATTTATATTTATCAAGAGTAGGCACTACAAAGCAATTTGAAGAAGCTGAAAAAAATTATTTAAAGTTATCTAATGAGTATACAGATTTAAAATTAAGCATTGAAGAAAAAGAAGCTGATTTATTAGTTGAAAAAAGAAAAAAAATAAATGATGCTTTATTAGAAAAAGAACAGAAGAAAGAGAAGGAGATAAAAAATTTACGAAATGAAATAGTAGATGAACAAATAAAACAAATTGATAAATTAAATCAAAGAGAACAAACACAATTAATTGTAAATGCAGAAAGACGGATTCAAGAAATAAAAGATTCAAATGCTACTGAAAGCCAAAAATCTGAATTAATAAAAGAAATCAGAACTAACCTTATTGCTGATTTAGATAAGTTAGATACTGAATACTATAAAAAAGATGTAGAAGCAAAAAAAGAAGCAGACAGATTAAAGGTACAAGCAGAAAATGATTATCTATTAAAAATAGAGAATCTTCAAGAAGAAAGTTATCTATTATCACTATCAAATCAAGATAGAGAAATTCAATTAGTAAATGATAAATACTTTGCATTAGAACAAGCAGCGAAAGGAAATGCCGAACAAGAAAAAATAATTGAAGAAGCAAAGCAAAGAGATATATCTGAAATAAATAGAAGGTATTTAACAAAAAGATGGCAAATGGCTTCCCAAGCATTATCTATCTTATCAGATGCTACCACTTTATTTACTACGAAGAATGAGAAAGATGCAAAAGCACAATTTAAGATACAAAAAGCATTTAATTTATCAAGTGCAATTATAAATACTGCATTGGCAGTTACAGGTGCATTAACGGCAGGAGGTAATCCGATTAAATTAGCAACAGGTATGCAATTTGTTGAAGCAGGAATCGCAGCAGCAGCAGGTGCAGTAAATATTGCTAAAATATCGGCACAACAATTTGAAGGAGGAAATGCAAATATGGATAGTAATATTCCAAACGCCAACAATATTACTCAATCAATGACACCAACATTCAATATAGTAGGTGGAAATCAAACATCACAACTATTGCAAGGACTATCTGCACAACCATTGAAAGCCTATGTAGTAGCAAGTGACATTACAACTGCTCAAATGTTAGAGCAGAAAGCAATTAAAACAAGTGTTCTTTAATTAAGTTATATAAATAAAAAGATATGTTACAAGAAGTAGAATTAACAATAGAAGATGCGAAAGATGGTGTTTTCGCTATTTCATTAGTAGAGAATCCTGCAATCGAAGAAGATTTTATAGCATTATCTTCTGAAAAAGTAGAACTAAAAGTTATTGATTCTGAAAGAAGAATAGTAGTTGGATTTGCATTAGTTCCTGACAAACGTATCTATCGTGTTTTAAAAGGCAAAGAATTCAATATTTATTTCTCTGCTGATACAATTAGAGAGGCTCAAGAGTTGTATATGAAACAACTTAACCTACAAAATTTCACTTTAGAACACGAGAAAAACACGGATGGAGTAAGTGTAATTGAAAGTTGGATAGTAGAAGATGCTAATAACGACAAATCAAACTTATACAATTTAAATCCTAAAGGTGGAGAGTGGGTAGTAATGAGTAAGATTGATAATGAGCAAGTATGGCAACAAGTAAAAGACGGAACTTACAAAGGATATTCAATCGAAGCAATGTTTTCAGGTCTTGAAAAGTTAGGATTATCAAAAGACGAAGAACTACTTGAACAAATAAAGGAAATATTAAAACAAATATAATGGCTAAAAAAGTAAACTTGGCAGGTACGGGAGAAGTACTTAAGCCACAATTAGAGGACTATTTAGAGCAGTCTAAAGGTCAAGGATTAGGTAGTTTGGTAACTGCTGACCAAGATGTGATTATAAACGAAAATGAAACAAGACAATTATAATCAAGTTAATTAAATAAATAGTAGTAATATGAACAAAGCAACAAAAGTCTTGAATGAAGTGAAAACACTTCTTGGATTGGAGGTAAAACTTGCTCAAATGAAACTACAAGACGGAGTAACTGTAATCGAAGCAGAAAGTTTTGAAGCAGGTTATTCAGTTGGAATAGTTACACCAGAGGGAATTGTACCTGCACCTGTAGGAGAACACATTTTGGAAGATGGGCGAGTTTTAGTAGTTGAGCAAGAAGGAGTAATTAAAGAAATTAAAGATGCTCAAACTGAAGAAACAACAAATGACAATGCTCCGATAGTTTCTGAAACAGAAGAATCACAAGTTCAAATGGAAGAAGAAGCACAACCTAAAAAAGTAGTTGAAACAATTTCTAAAGAATTATATTTCGCTGAAATCGAATCATTGATGGCAGAAAATACAAAACTTAAAGAAGAACTACAAAAATTAACTGAATTGAAAGCACAAGAGGTTGAAAATGCAGAAAAAAATGAAGCTGCAGCTGATCCAATTGTATTCAATCCTGAAACTAAATTAAGCAAAAATACAAGTAGCTTATTTAACAAAAAAGGAAATATAAACGAATTTTTAAACGCTAAATTAAATAAATAACAAATGGCAACAGATTTAACAGTAAGTAGCAACTATGCGGGGCAGGTTGCAGGAGAAATAATCGGAAAAGCATTCAAAGAAGCAACGACTATTTCAAGAGGTCTTATCACGGTATTACCTGATATTGATTTTCAAATTTCATTAAGAAAAATTGAATATGCGGATGGTCGTAAAGACTATGCGTGTGGTTGGAATCCATCAAGTGCAATTACATTAAATGAAAAATTGTTAACACCTAAAAAAATCCAAGTTCCTTTGGAAATTTGTAAAGAGGATTTAAGACAAATTTGGTCAAGTGCATCTATGGGATTTTCTGCTCATAATGACGAAATGCCAGCAGATGTTGAAACAGCATTAATTTCTCAAGTATTAGGAGATACAGCAGTGGGAGTTGATGAGGACATTTGGAATGGTAATGGTGATACTTCTGGACATTTTGAAGGATTTATACCTAAGTTCGAAGCTGATGGAGATGTAATTAAAGCAAATAACGGTATTGTACCAGCAGCAGAAGCAATTGATGAGGACAATGTACTTGCTGAAACTAAAAAAGCAATCGCAGCTATTCCATTAGCAGTTCGTAAATCAGCAGGTTTAGTAATCGGTATCTCTGAAAATTGGGCTACTGCTTATAATAACTTATTGGTAACGCAAGGAATCAATAATGGTTTAGGTGGTGATGATAAAATGATGAAATTTGGTCGTTATACACTTGAAGTTATTGATACTTTGCCTGATAATACATTTGTAGCATACGATAAGAAAAATCTTGCATTTGGTACAGGTCTATTAGCTGACCATAATGAAATCCGTATCAAAAACATGGATGAGTATGATATGACAGGTATGGTTCGTTTCAACATGGTATATACAGGTGGTGTTGAGTATGCATTCGGTTCTGAAATCGTATGGTATTTGTCAACTACAGCAGTAGACTAATATTAACCTATTAATTATCGAGGGTGGTGGAATATCTGCCACCCTTTTTTTATAAACTTTAAATAATTTAAAAAATGGCTTGTGATATTTCAAAAGGTAGGGCATTACCTTGTACAGATGCAGTAGGTGGTTTGGATGCTATCTATTTCATAAATGCTTCTGACCCAATCGGTGCAATTACATATTTAACAGGAGATAATTCTGATGTGATTGATACTGCTGCTGGTTCGCCAACGCTTTACAAATATGATTTGAAAGGAACATCTACTTTTAATCAAGTGATGACTACTTCTCGTGAAAACGGTACTACATTTGTTGAGCAAACACTTGTTTTGAATTTGCCTGTAATGAGTGCTACTATGCACAAAGAGTTGAAATTATTAGCTTACGGTAATCCTCAAGTAATTGTTAAAACAAATAACAATAATTTCTTTTTAGTAGGTAAAGAGTTCGGATGTGATGTAACAACTATCAACGCAAATAGTGGTGCTGCTATGGGCGATATGACAGGATACGAAGTTACATTAGTTGCTCGTGAGAAAACATTTGCTAACTATTTTGATGCTACTACGCAGGCAGCTTTATTGACTGATATAGGTGGTACGGTAGTTGAATAACAACAACTAATCAATAATAATTAAGGGATGCAGAGATGTATCCCTTTTTTATTTAAAACAAAAACACGGACTTCAAGTTATATAAGTATATGATTATCCTAAAAGAACAAAATACAAGCCAATCATTTAAAATAATACCGAGATATTATACAGGAGTGAATCTACGTTTAGTAAATGAATCATCAGGTAACGTTTACCAATATGATGTATCTCCCGAAAGAATAGGTTATTATCATCAGATAACATTTATTTCTGAAACTAAAGAAGGTAACTTTTATTCGCTTACTCTATTCAATGGAGATGGTAACGTAGTGTATAAAGACAAAGTATTTTGTACAAATCAGGAAATCACGGACTATTCAATTAATAAAGACGAATACATAGAGAAATCGTCTGACAATGAATTTATTATATATGAATGATATTCACGTTATCAATTTAAGCCAATACACACAACCGAAGATAGTTGAAAGCAAACGCAACGAATGGGTAGAATACGGAGATAAGAATGATTACTACGATTTCTTAATTGACTGCTACCAAAATTCTACTACAAATAACGCTTGTATAAACAACATTTCAAGACTTATCTATGGTAATGGGTTAAACGCTAAAGATGCTGCTCGTAAACCTAACGAATACGCACAAATGAAGATGTTATTTGGGAAGGATATGCTTCGTTCCGTGATTATGGACTTGAAGATGTTAGGTAATTGTGTATTTCAAGTAATATATAGCAAAGACAGAAAAAAGATAGCGAGAGTTGAGCATTTACCTATCAACTTAATTAGACCCGAAAAGTGCGATGAGAAAGGTAAAATAAACGCTTACTACTATTCTGATAATTGGGAGGATGTACGCAAGTATGTACCTACAAGAATACCTGCAATGGGTACTTCAAATGAGAGTATTGAAATCCTTGTTTTAGGTAATTATTCAGTAGGTCAAAAGTATTTTTCATTTGTTGATTATTTGGGTGCATTAGACTATTGCGTAGCAGAAGAAGAAATTGCTTTGTATCTAATTAACGAAATAAAAAATAGTTTTTCAGGAACTAAAGTTATCAATTTTAACGGACTTGTACCAACAGAGGAACAACAACAAGAAATCACTTCTAAAGTGATGAAGAAGTTAACGGGTAGCACAGGGCAAAAAGTAATAGTATCATTTAACAATAACCGTGATTTAGCGACAACTGTTGAAGATATTAGCTTAACTGATGCACCTGAACACTATTCTTGGTTAGCAACAGAGGCACGAGATAAGATATTAAACGGACACAATATTACAAGTTCTTTTTTAGTAGGTATCAATCAAGGAGGGCAAGGATTCAGTTCAAATGCTGATGAAATAAAAGTAGCAAGTGCTTATTTCTATAATACAGTTATTAAGCCATTCCAAGAATTGATAATTGATGGGCTTGATAAGATACTTTCTTTTAACGGAATTTCACTTGACTTATACTTTGAACGATTGACAATTATAGATCCTGAAGAAACACAGGTTAATATGAGCAGTCAAGAAGAAATAAATGATGAGGATGCAGATGCTTTTTTGGATGAGTTATCAGGCGAATGTTTAAGTGATGAGTGGGAAGTAGTAGCGAAACGTGAATACAAAGAAGATAATTCAAGTATTGACGAATGGATAGCAGAACACGAACCAAAAAAATCAATGCTTACTAAATTGGCTGATTATATTACTTCATTTCCGAGTAGAGATTCAAATTTAGACAAGTCAGTTTACAAAGTACGTTATGAATACTCTGAACGATATTCAAAATCAAGTTCGCGAAACTTCTGCAAACAAATGATGAGTAGAACTGCTAATGGTGTAGTTTATCGTTTAGAAGATATTGATAAAGCAAGTAGGGCAGGAGTAAATAAAAAATTCGGACATAAAGGACAAAATTACGATTTGTTTCGCTTTAAAGGCGGACCCAACTGTGGACATTTTTGGAACGAAGTGCTTTACAAACTAAAAACTAAAAAAGACGGAAAAGGTTATGTTGAGGATAAGGCATTAAGCTCATCAGAGGAAGTAGCAAGTATTCCGAAATCATACAAACCACGACCATACGGAACTGCTGAAAGTAAAATCGCACCTTTTGATATGCCTGATAATGGACATCATCCTAATTATAGAAAATAATGGCACAAGCAATATTTGTAACAACCGAAGATATAAAAAAGTTCACTGCATTAAATGGTAATGTAGATCCTGACAAGTTCATTCAATTTGTCAAGATAGCACAAGACACACATATACAGGAGTATTTGGGTACACGATTATTTGAGAAGATAAACGATGATATTGTTGCTGATGATTTATCAGAGCCATATACAACGCTTTTAACAAAGTATATTAAGCCTATGGTTATACATTGGGCTTTTTATGAATATTTACCTTTTGCGTCTTATCAGATAGCAAATAAAGGTATTTACAAGGGAGGAAGTGAAACAAGCGAAACAGTAAGCAAAGAAGAAGTTGATTATTTAATAAACAAACAACAAAGCATCGCACAACACTACACAACGAGATTCAAAGATTATATGTGTTTCAATCAGGCATCATTCCCTGAATACTACGAGAATAGCAACGGAGATATGTTTCCAAATACTAATACGATAAATTATGGGTGGTACTTATAAACCAAAGCAAAGCAATATAATTAAATTACAGGCATTCATTAAATCACTATCAAAATGAGAATAGTTAAAAGATTAAGAGCAACTACGCCACCATTTTTCAAAAAGGTACGTAACATTGGATTGATAGTTGCAGGTATCGGAACTGCAATCGCTACTTTACCTATTAGCCTTCCTGCTACATTGATAGCAACATCTTCGTATTTAATTGCAATCGGCACTACTGCAGCAACGATAGCACAAACTGCTGAACAAAGATGACAATAGGTAGTTCAGAGATTTGGATGTTTATTATTGCTACTGCAACAGGAATAATAGGGTACTTTCTTAAAATAGTGCACAACGATGTTCGCAAAAACACGGAGGAAATTGGAAAGCAAAAAGGCAAGATTGAGTTAGTAGAGCAGGAAGCGAGATTAAAATACCAAGCAATACAAGAACAAACACAACTTGAAATAAAGAACCTTGCAAAGAATGTTAGCGAGTTATCAAGTGCAGTAAAACAACTTATTTTAGATAGATAATGGATAGTAATCGTTTTTTAATAGTAGCATTTGTACTTATACTACTTATTTACACTACATTTATTATTAATAACGATAACAACCAATTAAAATGAATTTAAGTAAGCACGTTACTAAACAAGAATTTGAAATGTCACCTACTGCAATTAGGTTAGGATTAGACAATCAAATGAACGAAGAACAGACAATCAAAGCAATTTTACTATGTAATAATGTTTTTGAGCCTATCCGCAAAAAAGTAGGTTATCCAATAAAAATCAATTCAGGATTCAGAGGAAAGGCATTGAATAAGAAAATCGGTGGTGCATCTTCAAGTCAGCATTGCAAAGGCGAAGCAATGGATTTGGATTTACACGATAAAGATACTTTTGAGTGGATAATTAAGAACGTAAACTTTGACCAATTAATATGGGAGTTCGGTAATAATCTTACTGCTGATTGGTTTCATATAAGTTACAAAAAAGAAGGTAATAGAAAACAGGTATTGCGAAGTGTAAAAAAACACGGAGAAACTATATACGTTCCTTATACATCTTATTAATAAGATAAAATAAATCATATTTTTATATATGAATAAAGAAGATAAACAGGCAAGAAAGGATTTGATTATTCAATATCTTACTGAAAATCCCAAAATACCAACACGAACACTTGCTACATTATTATGTAAGAATCATCCCATCGAATGTCATAGTTACGGAGGTACAAGGGAAGCAATCAAATATTTAAGGGGTGAGTTAAGTACACAAAAAAAATATAAAGGTATGAGTATATTTAAACGCACAGAGGAACAGAAGAAAGAAGCAATGGCATCGCATAAAATACCTGAAAGTGACTACAAAGAAGTTATGCCTTTTATAATGCCTAAAGGAAATAATCGCATCCTTGTTTTGACAGATATACATATACCTTATCACGATATAGAAGCATTACAAATTGCTTTGGAATATGGTAAGAAACTTAATCCTAATGCTATTTTGTTGAATGGAGATATTATTGATATGTACCAAGCTTCGCGTTTTATTAAAGATAGGAGATTGCGTGATTTGGCAGGAGAGTTAGAAATGGTAAGAGATTTTCTTAACTACCTAAAAGAAGAATTTGATTGTCCTATTTATTTCAAGATAGGAAACCACGAGGCACGATGGGAAAACTATTTGAGAGTTTCTGCACCTGAATTATTAGGAATAGCAGACTTTGAATTGTCATCTGTACTTCAATTTGGTGCATTAGGTATTCAAGAAATTAAATCAACTCAAATTATCAAAGCAGGTAATTTAAGTATTTTACACGGTCACGAGTTTGGGCAAAGTGTATTTAGTCCAGTAAATGCTGCGAGAGGTCTTTATATGAGGGCTAAAAGCGATTCTTTAGTAGGACATCATCATCAGACATCAGAACATAGCGAAAAAGACTTAACGGGCAATGTTGTTACAACTTGGTCAGTTGGATGTTTAGCAGGATTAAGTCCTGAATATATGCCTTTTAATAAGTGGAATCACGGCTTTGCTTATGTTGAATTTGATGCAAACGGTAGTTTTATTGTTAATAACCACAGGATAATAGGTGGTCAAGTCAGATAATAAGAAGTAAATTAGCGTACTTTTTCATAGTTTTCATAGTTTGGTTTAGGTTAAAGATACCCTTGCAGAGATGTGAGGGTATTTTTTTGCTTCTGAAACCCTTATAAACATTGAGAAAATAAAAATACTTTAAAAATAATTGTTAAAAATGATACAAGTTATTAATAATGTATATATATTTGTAGAAACAATTAAAAATAAAACTATGAAAGCACAATTATCAAAATCAGTAGAAGAAAGAGCAATTAAATTAATTATTGAAGGAATTGAAGTATTAGAGGCTATTAAACTAGCTATAATTGAAGAACAAAACTTAATTGAAGAAATGATTGCACAAAAAACAGAACGTTCAAAACAGGCAAAAAATCAAATTTGCAAAAATATTTACGGATTAATACACTTAACTTATTAATTATGAAAACACCGAAACAAAAAGCTAAAGATTTATTTTTAAAATGTCCTATTATAGAATTAGGAGATGATAAAGGAATTGTAAAAAATGAACTTTCTATAAATGCTATAATAAATGTATTACTTTTTATGATTGATGAAATCATATTAATTTCAAATCAAATAGAAATATATTACTGGCAAGAAGTTAAAAAAGAATTAGAAAAATTATGAGTTGGACAAATCATTTATGGAAATGCCCTGAATGTGAAAAAAACATTTTATATACAAGCAGATATAAACATCCTATTTTAACACATTTATGTTTTGAAGGACAGCTAAATAAATTAATTAAATTTCAATTGTTTTTATATGAAAAAGATTTAATAAATAATTATGATTGGGATTTTGAAAAAGAAGCTAAAAAATTTTTAAAAATAACTAATAAATAAACTATGAAACATTTAACACCACTCGGACAGAAATTAGTCTACGCAATTTTTTGGTCTGTTATTCTTTACGGACTTTATTTAACACAAAACATTAACGTATGAACATTTTAGAAAGCTATTTAAAAGGCAGACAGGATGCTTTTAATCACGTTAAGCATTTCATTACTTCGTATGCTGATTATTGCAAAGCACAACATCCAGAAGTAGTATTAGAGGATATTTTTGAATTTATAAACAAACTACAAAAACAAGATGAAAACAATACCAATAGCACAGATAAAGAGATGGTGGAGTAAGCCATCAGTAAAACAGGAAAAGGGAGGAAACTTTAATATGGATTTATATCTCCGAATATGCGACATTAAATTAAATAACTATGGACAAATTTGTAAAGCAAGTAATCGGAAAGTATCTTGACAGAGCAGAAGCTGGACTAAAGAAATACGGAACTACTTTAGAGAGAAATGACCTATCAACTGATGAATGGCTTAACCATCTGCAAGAAGAGTTAATGGATGCTACACTATACATTGAACGTTTAAAACAGGAATTATGCAAACTAAAAGATGCTTTGAATGTAGACAAATTAAACAACTAACTGAATTTAGTATCAATCGAAGAAAGTATTGTTTACCAAGTGACAAAGGAACAAATATCTGTTGTATTAAATGTAACATTAACAGAGCAAAAAGACAGATGTCAGCAGTTCAATTTAACTTTAAAATAAACAAATACGAAATAATAAATTTTAATAACGAACAAGAAATAGAAAAATACTATGAAACTGAAAGAAGCAAAAGGTCAAATCCAAATCAAAGATAAGTACATTAAAAAACACGGAAGATTACCTAAAGAAAAAAAAGATATAGGTATTTCAATTGATGTTATCCGTGATTACTTCGCTAATGTAAAGTATAGAGGTATTTATTTCATTACAATAAAACACGAAGCATCCATTGAACTACGCAAAGCAAACTATTCTTTTATGCAAATAGGAGAGATATTAGATGCCCATTACTCAACCATTATCAATTTAGTAAATCGAAGAATTGAAGATGTACAATGCTTTGAAGTCAAATACAAGTGGAAAGAATTAGTTGAGCAAAAGATGTATCCAGTAACTGTAAGTAATTACAGATGGATTCATGAAAAGAAGGAACATAGCAATTATATTTCTTATGTCCTTGTAGAAAAATCAGAATTATTATCTTATATTTGAGAAACTTTTAAAACCAAATAAATATGAAAACAACAACAAAAACATCCTTCGAGGATGCGATTCCAAGACCAAACGGAATCTATTTTAAGCTTTGGAAAGCAAAGCAAGAAATCGGTAAAGTAGCAAAAGGAAAAGATAATCCTTTCTTTAAAAGCAAATACGCTGATTTAAACGCACTTTTAGAAGCAACTGAACCAATCCTACTAAAGTATGATTTAATTGTCTTACAACCAATAATAGATGGTCAAGTATGCACACGAATTATTGACATTGAAAATGGTGATTTCGTAGAAAGTAGTTTAACACTTCCTGTAGTATCTGACCCACAGAAACAAATTGCAGGAGTGACTTATTTCCGTAGAGCAACATTGCAAAGTCTTTTATCTTTACAAGCAATTGATGACGATGGTAATACAGTTAGCGAAGCAGTTAAAAACACGAAGCCAAGCATCACAGAGGATAGATTCCAAAATGGACTTAAACAAGTTGATAACGGAGATATGACTAAAGATGAGTTTAAGAAAATACTATCTAAATTTCAATTAACAGAATCACAAACTAAAACAATCGCTTTATTATAATTAGTAATCAATAAATACAAATAAATATGTTTAGAACAACAACAGCACCAATGACGAAGTATAGTAGTCAAGTGCAAGGACAAGAAGTAAACAAAGTTTACAAAACAAATGATTTATCAATTTTTAAACAAATTGATGGAAACAGAGTGCCAAACTTACAACACGTTAGGAGATTGGCAGATTCAATCCGTTTTTATGGAATGAAATGTAATCCAATTTTAGTAAATGAACGAATGGAAGTAATAGACGGACAACATCGTTTAATGGCTTCAAAAGAAGCTGAATCATTTGTTTACTACATTATTGTAAATGGCTATTCTTTAAATGAAGTTCACACTCTTAATCTTAATCAAAAAAATTGGACTAAAAAAGATTTTATGGAGGGTTACGCTAATATGGGGATAGAATCTTATATTAAACTTCGTGATTTTTCAATAAAAAATGATGATTATAGTTTTAATGATTGCATTGCATTATGTTCTAATTTATCAGGTGTATCTTCTTCTGATGCAAAACAAAAAATAAGAACTGATGATAAAAAATCTTATAATATGACTGAAATTTTTGAAGAAGGAACGTGGAAAGGTAAAGATTTTAATTTGGCTCAAGATTGGGCAAATAAAATACGAATGGTTAAACCATACTATTTAGGATACAATCGAACGGCATTTACTGGAACAATGATTGTATTATTTAAAAATGAAAATTTTGATTTTAATGAGTTTATGCATAAATTAAGATTACAACCAACTGCATTAGTTGATTGTGCTAATCGTGAGCAATACAAAACATTAATAGAAGATATTTATAATTATCGTTCAAGAAATAAAATTAATCTACGTTATTAATATGATACAATTTAGATGCAGTGGTTTAGGTAAACTTATGACTTCTCCCCGTAGTAAGGGAGAGGTCTTATCTGAAACTGCAAAGACTTTTATTGAAGATGTATTTCGTGAGAAAGAATACGGAATCTACAAAGACATTTCATCACGTTATACCGATAAAGGTATTCAGATGGAAGATGAAGCCATACAATTAGCAGGTAATGTTCTTGGGTGGGATATAAGTGTAAACAAAAACGAAGAACGTTTAAAGAATGAATGGATAACAGGCATTCCCGACATAAACACGGAGACATTACTTGCAGATATTAAATGCAGTTGGAGTGGTAGTACATTTCCTTTCTTCGATACTGAACTTCCAAATAAAGATTACTTTTGGCAATTACAAGGTTATATGATGCTCACAGGACATTTACAAGCAGAGTTAGTGTATTGTCTTATGAATACACCACAACAGATAGTTGAAGATGAAATTAGAAGAACACATTGGAAACTGAATCTAATTGATGAGAATTTAGATGTTAGGGATGCCATTCAGAATCAACACAACTATGACCATATTCCTGATACATTAAGAATTAAAAGATTTATTGTTGAAGGTAACCAAGAAGCAGAAAACAAGATAAAGGAAAAAGTAGAACAAGCGAATGAATATTACGAATCACTTAAAAAAATAAACTTATGAAAACAGGAGAAAGATACTACAACTGCTCACGAGCAGACCAAATTGTAGAACTATTAGAAGTAAATGCAAGTACAGTAGTGTATAAAGTAACACAAGGGAACTATTACAATCCTTTAAAAATCTTTAAATGCACTATAAGAAGATTTAACAATCTTTATATTAAATTAGGAAGAAATAAAAAAATAATCAATTAATAGAGTAAAATGGGAACACTAATTAACGCAAGTATTGACTTGACAAAAGTAGACAAGTCTAAACTAATCAAAGGAAAGTATCTAAATATGACTATTTCAGTCAATGACAATTTAGATAACTATGGAAACAATGTAGCTTTGACTATTCAGCAGTCAAAAGAAGAACGTGAAATAAAGGCATCTAAGACGTTTTTAGGCAATGGAAAAGTAGTTTATACCAATGGAGAGGTAAAAGTAGCAGAGAAGCAAGATAAACCACTTCAAAGTTCATCACAAAAGATTATTGATTCTACTAAAGATGACCTCCCTTTTTGATTTAAAAAATACACGCCCAAAGTACAAGGGAACGAAGCACTGTCGGGCATACCGTTAGAACTGCTCACTCGGATACCGAATCGTTGGTCGGCAAAGTTTTGTAGGTTTCTTTGGTGGATTTTCTAAAAAACCTATTTTTTACAAAAACACGAATTATGAGCAAAGAATTTGAAAGAGATTTATTGTATAAATATTTATATGAAAAAATCGCATTAGGAAAAGACTTACCTGTAAAAGATGAAGTAGTATGTAATACATTTAAAGACAATATTTATTGCACTTGGACTTTTAAAGGATTGATTAAAGAAATTTATGATTTAGAAGATAAGAAATGAACTATTATAAAGTATTTTGTTGGAATCACGGACAACCTAACTATTGGATAGGCAAAGCAAATAGCAGAGAAGATGCTATTAAAAAGTCCGACAGAAATCCTGAAGATGTATACGATGTATGGCTATTAGATGACTGGATAGATAATTGTGAAAAACGATTAGGTATGTATTTAAAACAAGAATCAGAATAATTAGTTATATTTGTATACGGTTACGCTCTCACAATATGTAACTTAAAGATGTTATTGACCCTGTCAATGAAGTAGAAGTGAGAGCCTACGGATTTGACGGGGTTTTTTTTATGACATATTATGGCTAAAGACAAAAAAGGGTTTATCTTATATGCTGACCAAAAAGCATTATTTGACCAATTACCAAACGAAAAAGCAGGAGAATTAATTAAACACATATTTAGTTATGTTAATGATGAAAATCCTATTACTGAAGATTTAATTATTAATCTTGCATTTACACCAATCAAGCAACAATTGAAACGTGATTTAGTAAAGTTTGAAGAAACTAAAGAAAAACGTAGTGAAGCAGGTAAAGCAGGTGCTAACAAACGATGGCAAAATATAGCAAACGATAGCAAACGCATTTCTACTATAGCAAAAATAGCTGATAATGTAAATGATAATGTTAATGTTAAAGATATTAATATACCATCTATCGATGAGTTTTTAGCATATGCTTTAAGTAAAGAGCCTAACATAAACACGAATGAAGTAAAATTAAAATATGAAAGTTGGTTAGTTAATGATTGGAGTGTAATAAGAAATAATAAGAATATAAAAATTAAAAATTGGAAATCTACATTATTAAATACTATTCCATATATTAGCAAAATTCAAACACAAGTCAAATCATTAGACCAACAATTATATGAAAATGTAATGAAACAAATGAATGCTAACAAATGATACTACCACGAGGATATAACACACAATACTTGCTTGATTACCGAGATGGTAAAATAAGCAGAGGATTAGGAATAGGATGTAGTTTGGATGATTATATTTTATTTAAACGTAAACAACTTAATATCGTATTAGGTCACGATAATGTTGGTAAGTCATATTGGATGCTATGGTATTTTTTGGCACTTGCAACTAATCATAAACTTAAATTTCTTCTTTGGATGGGAGAAAATAGTTCAGGTCAAGTAATGCGTGATTTAATACAAATGTTTGCTGGAATAAAATATTCAGAAATACAACCTAATCGAATATTACAATACCAAGATGAGTTGGAACAATATTTTCAATTTATATCAAATGAAAAGATGTATACACCTTTTGAGATATTAGAAATTATTAGAAATACTGATTGTGATGTTGCGTTTATTGACCCATTTACGGGATTAAATAGAGGGATGCAGCATTCAGATAATTATGAATTTTTAAATACTACACGAGAATTTTGTAATAGTACAGGAAAAACTTTGTATATTTCAACACATCCTAATTCTGAAAGTGGTAGAAGTGGAATGATTTACCCACAAGACCATAAATGGTTTGGTCATTTAAAGCCACCACTTAAGGCACATATTGAAGGAGGTAAGCCATTTTTAAATAGATGCGATGATATGATAGTAATACACCGATTAATTAAACATCCTGAAATGAAATTTATGACTATGATAGATATTGAAAAAGTAAAAGATAGAGATACTGGAGGACAACAGACAGAATTAAATAATCCTTTGCTATTTGATTATAATTTTGGATTAGGATTTAAAATAGGAGGTATTGACCCTATAAAAAGACGAAAACAACAAAATGATAACTTTGATGATGGGCTACCATTTTAAAACACGGAACTATGGACAACTTAAAAATTATACAATCACGGATAAATCTGAATCTAACCATAAACAAACTGCTATTTCGTTTAAATTTAGAGCAGATGAGTGAGCAAAAGAAAGAAAACCTAACAAGGATGTGTTCGGATTTAGAACAAGTCAGAAAAACATTAGATGAATTATCAAAAGAAAATGATAGGTTAATCACCGAAAACACGGAACTATTAAGAATAAATTTAGAGTTAAATAGTAAGTTAGCAATTGAAAAAATATTTGAACTATGATAAAAGCAAAGAAGTGTAAAAACTGCCAAGATAAATTCCATCCATATACATCATTTCAAAAGTATTGCACGAAGGATGAATGTTTATCCGTGTTTTGGAAGGAAGCTAAATCAAAGGATGAGAAGAAGCGACAGAAGCAACGAAAAGACGATTTAATGACATTACAAGAATATCTCAAACTTACTCAACAAGTCTTTAATAAATACATCAGGGAACGAGATAAACACGAAGTATGCATCAGTTGTTTAAAGAAGCCAAAGAAAGCAAATTGTGGGCATTACTATTCACAGGGTGGGCATTCAAATGTAAGGTTTGATGAATTTAATTGCTCGGTACAATGTGAGCATTGCAACTCATTCTTATCTGGTAACTTAATCGAATATGGAATAAATCTTGAAAAGAAGATAGGAAAAGACGAATTTATAATGCTACGAGAAAGAGCATACAAAACAAAGAAATGGACTATTGATGAATTAAAAAATTTAATAAAAACGTATAAGGATAAAATAAAAGATTTATATTAGTCAAAAATTAAACTATGACAACAGAAGAAAAATTAGTATTATCTACTTCATTGCTTCCTGCACTTGCTGATTTACTTGAAGATGTACCATTGAATAGAATGGTAAAATTTAAAGCAAATACTGTAATAAATTCAATCAGAGCATTAGATAATCATATCACTAATCAGAAAACAGACCATAAAGATTATAAAGAAGCAGTTGAGCAACAAATTGCTTTACAGTTATTATTTAGAAATTGGTTGAAAACAATAGATTTAAACTTATGAAAACACGAAAAGAAATCGAAGAACAGATTGACTATTTACAAAGAAAGATATACTACTGTAAAGTAAATGATCTTTTGTACGATATGCAGAAATATGAGTATGAATTAGAGTTATTAGAGGAAACAATATCAGCATTTGAACTTATAGATAAAAATATAAATCAACTTATAGACTTAAATAATGAAAGCAACACTAACATTTAATCTCCCAGAAGAACAATCCGAGTTTAATGATGCAGTAAAAGGAACTGACTATCTTTATGCTTTAAATAAAATTCGTGAGTATTTAAGGAGTGAACTAAAGTACAATGAAAACTTAACAGAAACAGAACGAAAAACACTTGAAAAAGTAAGAGAAGAATTTAATGGAATACTAACTGATAACGAAATAAAATTATGAATAAAAACAGGCGGAGAAAACACGAAGTACATCAGTATCTTAAAAGAAGTATGAAAAGAGCAACTAACTACATACTATCTTGGGTATATAGTGATACTGCATTTAAAAGATTAAATCCTGAAGAATAACGTTTACAGATAAAAGCAGTTTAAAATAAAATTAGATATGAAAAACAAGATTAAAAAACAAGCAGAAAAGTTAGATATTAGCAGTAATAAATTGCTTTTATCTGGTGTTAACGGTAGTGCTACTACTGGTTGCTTATCAACTGATGAAACTACGACAAGCACAACTATTTGGAAGGGTGGTTGGGTTAGTGATAATTTCTCGACTTATTATCTCGATGAGAATATGGTTAAGCATTACCGCTAACAGTCGCATAGGCGATAGCTTTAGTTTCGCTTATGCTTTGTTATGATTAAATATGAACACTATGAAAAATATACTATTGTTAATAACTGATATACTAATATTTCCTATAATTTTAATAATATATCGGAAATTAGATTAAATTTTGCACCATTGAGTGCAGACTGGTTAAAATACATTGCTAAATATCACAACGAATACTTAAAGATAGTACGAAGTTGGGGCGAGTTTGATTATGCAGAGGACATAGTTCAGGAGATGTATCTACGCATTAATAGATATACCACAGAAGAAAAGATAGTAACTGATGGCGAAGTAAACAAGGCTTATGTTTGGTTTGTGATTCGAAATATATACAACGACCTAAAGAAGTCAGGAAACAAAATAGAAGTTTCTCGTTTGTCTGATAAGTTTGATATTGAGGATGAAGAAGTATCTGAAGAAAAACACGGATACGAAAGATTTAGTAATAAGTTAGAATCAGAGATAAACAAATGGGAATGGTATGATGCTATGCTTTTTAGAGTTTATATGAAACAGGATTTATCAATGCGAGATATTGCAGAAAAAAGCCATATATCACTATCGTCTATATTCAACACAATAAAGAACTGCAAAGAAAGAATCAAAGAGAATTGTAGTGAAGATTATGAAGATTTTATCAATGAAGATTACGAGAGAATTTAAATATGGCATCGGTCAAATTGTTTATCTTCGTACAGATGTAGAACAACTTGAAAGAATTGTTATCGGATATATGATACTTTACGGATTTCACCAATATATTTTAATGCAAGGAATAGAACAAAGCAATCATTTTGATTTTGAAATAGCAGAGCATAAAAATATTTTATTTACATTAAACTGATGAAAGTATTAAACATAGAGGAATATTACGAGCAGGGAGAATTGACAACTATTTTTACAGTACTTCATAAAGGAAAGACTGAATACATAAGGATACAAAAACACGAAGCCAAAAACATAAAGAACGAAAAACAGTTAATTAAATATATAAGCAATGAAACAAGTAGATAAGTTTCTTAAAGAGCAGTTAGAAGATATAACTGCCAAGATTGAAGTAATAGGAAAACAGGATAGATTCAACACAGTGGACTATCATTTCTTAATCGGATTATTAATGGGTATTAACTATTTATTAGAGCAAAATAATAAATCAAAAACTAAAAAAAATGTGTAAATTAAATAATATAAAAAATACAAATTTTATAGTGTATTATTTAACTAATGAAAATTATGTTGGTGTTACTCAAAATTTAAAAAATAGATTAATTAAACACAAAAGTAAAAGCAATTTTGATATCAATAATGTTGAAATATTATATGAAACATCTGATTTAAATAAAGCATTTGAAATAGAAATATATTATCAGAATTTATATAAATGTAAATTAGGAGTTAGAAATCAATATGGTGAAAAAAATCCATATGCAAAGCAAGTACTTCATTTAAAA